ATAATAATTAATTTATATTTTTTCATTGCTATTATTAACCTCCGATAAAAGGTCCTTTATTCCCTCTTTGTACTCTTGAAATTTTTTTTCTCTTTCCTTATTTATAACTGCGTCCCTACTATCCAGCATGTACATAAACGGACGCCCGTTGTCTTCGGCTTCGGTAAAGGCGTCGTCTAAGTTGTAGTGAAATTCCTCTATTTCCGTAGAAAATAACGGGCCGCCGTCATCGTCCACGGCGGGCGGTTCCAACCGTTCCACCATGCGGGGGCCAAAGTATTTTTCAAAATCCATCAATGCCCCGTCTTCGGCGTTATCATAGATGAAACGGTACCCGTCAAACTCGGGGTTAATGGACGCTTCGGCTAGGCACGTTAGCATTAGAAACGTCTTCCCGCTACTACTATCCCCCACCATCCAATAGTAATGACCTTTGGCAAAACCCCCCGCACGGCGCCCCGTTATGGCTAGGTCTAGGATGGTGCTGCCGGTCTTTAGTAGGCGTTCGTTCGGGATTGGTTCGCGGCGTTTTCGTCGGGGGGTGGTTAGGGCCTTGGCCACGGCTTTCGCGTTGCGTTTAGGCACTTTTTCCTCCTGGCCGCACCCAACGGTGCCCGGTGCGGGTAAGAAGCGACAAAAACCCCACACCGGGCACCACGGGCTACGGGACTAGTCGTCCCAATCATCGTCCCAATCATCATCACCGGCGGCATCATCGTCGCCGGCGTCTTCGTCCGGTTCGGGTTCGGGTTCCGGGTCGGGCTTTGCGCGGCCCTTGCCCCTACCCTTGGGGGCGGTCTTGCCCTTTGCCCTACCTTTCTTGGGGGGTTCGGGTTCTTCGTCGGGTGTTTCTACGGGTTCAAGGTCCGTAGGGTCTATGTCCTTGTGTACGTTGTCTTCGTCATCCATGATAGACACACTAAGCCCATCACGGGACACCCGCAGCACGACACACCGGCCTAGTTCGTCGTGGTCCACTTCGGATCCCTTGGTTATGCCTAATTCTTTCGCGGTCGGTGCCTTCCCCTTGCTTTTTGCCCTACCTTTCTTGGGGGGTTCGGGTTCGTCGTCCGGTTCTACGTCTTCGTCGTTGTCATCATCGCCGGCGTCTTCGTCCGGTTCGGGTTCCGGATCGGGCTTTTTCTTACCGCGTCGCCGGGTCTTGGGTGGGGGTTCGTCGTCCGGTTCGGGTTCGTTGTCCCCGTCATCACCTACGGGCATGCCGTCAAGGGCGGCCTTTAGGGTGTCGTAGTCGGGAACCTTAAGGCAATCGTCAAGGCATAGGTCCGCCGCTTTGTCCAAGATTTCCCCGGTAAGCTTTGCATCCCCGTCGGCCGTAAACCCGTCTTCCCTTTCCAAGAAGTCTAAGCGGCTTGCCAATACCCACGGTTTCTTTTGACCGATGTTCTTAGCCTTGAACCGGATACGCAACGTGGCGCCCGCGTCGGGATCGTCGAAATTTTCAATCCAATCCGCGTCTTCCCCTTGTTGGTCCAATTCCTCCTTAAGCAATTCGCCAAAGGTCCCAAAGGCGCCTTCAAAAAGTTGTAGGCCCTTTTCGGCTTGTTCGTGAACGAAAAACAACATAAGTTGCCGCCACGTGTGCTTAAAGCCCCGCATATCATCCCATTCCGCGTCCGTCTTACGAAGGGCGGCAAAATGTTCCGCGATGGGATCGGGGACCTTAAGCAACGGGCCAATGGCCACGTAGCGCTTTTCGTCTATCCCGATGTTGTTGTAGATGGGGTAGGAAAGTTCCCAATACTCGTCCCCTTCTTCCGCCACCGGGTTAAGCTTGCCCACGATGTAGGGTATTACGTCCACATGATACGTTTCGTCGGCCTCGGGTTTGAACACATCCACGCCTTCGGGGATCGTGATACACGCCCATTCCCCGCCACTTGAATGTAATTTTTTCATCCCTTCGTTACGCCCCGCCCGGCGCTTGCCCCTACGTCGTTTTACCTTTCGTTTCGTTGCCGCCATCTTACGGTCTCCTTTCGTTGCCATTACCACCCCGCTACTATAACGGGTGTCCTATTTCTATTATCGTCACGGTCCCCCTATTCGGTTTTCTTGGTACGGCGGCGCTTACGGCGTTCGGTGGTTTTCATGGGTGCCGTGTTCTTTGTCGCATCCCTAAGTTCCGCCGGTTGTTCGGCGCTAGTGGGGTCCGCGTACCATTGGCGTAGGAATAAATCCGTCATACCTTGTAGCGCGGATTTCCGGTGGCTTATCGCATCCACCGCCGCCCGTAACATGCGGACCCCGTGCCGTGCGTCGTTAAGGTCCACCGTTGCCGCTTCGTGTTCAGGTGTCGCGGCTATCGCGTTCGCCACGGCGCTTTCGGTGGCTTTGGCTAGGCCGTAATCGTCGGGATCCGCCCGGATCTTACTATCAAGTTCCGCGTCTACGACCGAAAGGGCGGCCTTAGCTTCGTCTTCGTCTTGCATGGCGTCGGCTAGGTGGACGGAATACTCCAACATCAACGTTGCTTGTTTTTGCCATTCGGCTAGTAGGTTGTTTTCATCAATGCTAACGTCTAGGTCTTCCCGTACCATTTCATCAAACACCGCGCCCCTACCCATTGTTACCTCCTAGGTTAAAGGTTACACGCCCGATAGCACGAAATCACCAATCCGGCCTTCTTGCTATCGTAAAAGTTGTCTTGGAATTCTTCCATAACGGCTACGGCATGGTCCGCGTTTTTACCCCCGCCAAGCGCTACCTTCGTAAAGTAAGATAGCATCATCCACCGTATGCTTTCGGGGTCTTCGTCGCATGTCTTAAGGATGGCCGCCACGGGGCGCCATCCCTTACGGGCCATCACCGCCCGGGCTATTTCTATCGCTGCTTGTTTCACGTCCGCCTTTTCAAGGGCGGCGGTTTGTTTCTTGGGATCCCCTAGCCCTATGATTTGTTGTAGTAGGACTAGGGCCTTACGTGCGGAACCGTCCGCTACTTCCGCCAATTTATGCGCCACCGTTTCCGCTAGCGGTTCGCCTGTCCGGTCTTTGGCCACACGATTAGCTAGCCCCACTAGTTCGCTAATCATAAGATCCCGTACCTTGATTTCCGTACACCGTGTGCGGATAGTGCGGCGTAGCTTTTGGGGGTCCGTGGTGGCTAGCATGATGTAGGCATGGGCGGGGGGTTCTTCTAAAAGCTTAAGGAAGGCGCCTTGTGCGTCGGCCGTTAGTTGGTGGCATTCATCAATAAGCCACACCCGGGCGTCCCCGTCGATAGGGGCTAGACCAATGCGGGCTTGGATCCCACGCACCATATCTATCCCCCGGCTTTCGGCGGCGTTCACTTCCGCGAAATCCGCATCGCTGCATTTCAACCGCCGCCGTACGATCCGGGCTAACGTGGTTTTCCCACACCCACTAGGCCCCGTGAATAGCAAACAATGGGGCATGCCTTCCTCGCTTTTCGCCAAGGCCACTAGTTGTTCACACGCTTCCCGTTGCCCCACCATTTGCTTAAAGCTTGTGGGCCGCTCTTCTAAATGGATTTCGCGCATTGTACCTCCCATCCCTTTAGTATCGTTACTTACGTGTGTTTCTTTCGTTGCCACCGCCCGTCCTTCCAACGGGCCACGGGTTCTATTATCGGATCGGTGGTCCGTCCCGTACGGGTGGACCGTACTATGTACGCCTTGCGTCGGTAGGGGTCTTCGGGCGGGGTGTAGGTTAGTAATGGGGCTATGTCCGGTAGGGGGCCGCTAAGGATAGCCATATCCCCGTTGCTATCGCGGAACCCGGCTACGTAGGACACGGGCGGCACGCATGCAAGGCGCACGGCTTCTAGTATCCGGTCTTCGGTGGGTATGTCGCCCCTAGCCCAATACGACGCGAATAGATCCGTAACGGCCCCTAGGACCGCGTCCCGTAACGGTTGGCGGCCTTTGTTCCTACACGGCGCACATATACCCCCCTTACTATTGCGGCCCGTGTCGCCGCATGCTACGCATGCTACGGGGCTATCCGTCGTCTTCGTCATAGTATGGCCCTTCGTCTAGTTGGGTCGCCACCCACCGTTTCAACCGGTGCATAACGGCGCCCGGGTTATCGTCCCCCACCACCACGGCTTCCGCCGTTACCCGGCACGTTTCATATTCGCCCAGGTTTTTCACTTCTTCGTATACGATCCTTGTAATTTTGGATTTCATGCGCCGCTTATTTCCTTTAGATTAACTAACATGTTTTCTAGTATTATTTTCATTTGGGCGGGTTCTAGCACCAATGAAACACACATATCCGGTTCTTGTAGGTAAATATCGAAAACTAACAAATCCCTATTCAGCCGCATCCCCCATGCCCAATTATTGGCGGCCGGGATGAAAGACCTATTGATTAGTTGTAGCGAGTCTTGGGATGGGTCGGGATCGAAATGGACCGTAAAGCTAGTTTTCTTTTTCGTTGCACACATTACTATACCTCCACGGGTTTTTTGTCATACCAACTAGTGGCCGACATTTCGGCTTCCACTTCCAACGGCACCGTTAACCACGGCCACGCCCTACGTAGACGTTCGGTGGTGATTTCGTTGACTAGGGCTAGGTAGTCGCCGGCTTCTTCCTTTGG